TGGCGGAGTAGCCTGATCCCACATAATAATAGAACCATCTGGGAACTCAGTCTCTCCTGTAGCGGTGCTATTCTTCTTATACATTCTATACTTAACATTGCGCGGAATCGGTGTTGAAGCATTGCTGTTCGCAGCAACCTCATGAGAGTGCGCAGCAACAGCATTAGCATTTCCATCACCCAAATTAGTATGAGTACCAAACCACAAAGGAATAGAGCCTTCAAGTAAATGAACGTGTGAAGTCCCAGCATCAGACGTTCCGGCAAGTGTACTTAACCTAATCAACAAATCATCATTCCCTGTAATTTCTGTCCACCCTATTCCCGGCTCAGAGACTTCATTATCCCAAAAGATAACAATGTCCTCAGGTATAACATCGGTAGCAATATTGCTGCCAATCTCAATGTAAGGAGAGTTCTCTGTTCCTCCAACGAATGTGTTAGTTTTTGTACCGTTGTTGCAATCTGTCTGTGTTCGTAAGGTATAGTTACTATTCGTATCTTTAGCTTTCAGAATAAATCCAGTCTTAGAGTCTCCATAAAACAAATCTCCAGGTTCATCAGCACCCGTTCTTGCACCAAAGCAGTTAGGCCCTGTAATAGAACCACCTGTCCAAAGGTCAACCGCTAGTGCTTGACGCTTGACATTATAAACCAAGATTCTGTTATGAGTCTGTCCACCAGACGATTTGTCTGTATAAGCACACAGAAAGTTCTCATCATGATAATATCCAATGGTGTCATTAAAAGTTGATTCAAGTATATCTCCCACATCAAACTCATCATAGATAGGCTGAGCACTCGCACCATCAAATAAATACCAGTGGTCCCATCCTAAGAACACAACCCCGTTAGGGGACTGAGCAATAGACCACTGAGCCGGACTTCCTATCCAAGCAACAGGGTCTTCAGCATACCAAGTCTCAGGATCAGAACCAGACACGGCAGAAGTAACATGAATCTTGCGGATAGACTTCTTCTTAATGCATATCATTCTCTCAAGCTGAATCGGTATTCCAACAATCTCGTCGCCATCTTCCGGACTAATTTCCATATAATCAAGATTGGTAGTCTGCTGTATATAATGAGGCAGATAAGGATTTGAATAATAAATCTTGTTTGGATTACTTTGGTCACCTGAGATAAATAGTCGTTCTCTATGCAAAGAAAGAATAGACCCTTTAGGCATATCGTCTGTAACTGCCGGATAAGCAGCACCTAATCCTACGTCGGCTGTATTATCTGAATAGGTCTCTGTTGTATTGTCAGCAAGCGTTGTTAAAAGTTTTAGAGCAGAGCCACCCCCTTCTGTCCTATATATCTTCCTGTTGGTTGTTCCTATGGGCCCTAATGGAATATTGGACAGCTCTATCTTTTGATTAGAACCATCACAAGTAATTGTGTTACTGACCGCACCGTTAACAACCGCATCATCATCAAAAGTAACAGCATAATAATAAGCATCTTGGTCTAAGTTCCCTGCACCTGTACCTAAGAGAGATTTACACGCGCCTAATTCCCACGTTACATTATTTGTAGTGTCACCATCCCAAGTCCACATGTTATCAAACCCATTAGAAATAATAAGAAGGTCACGATATGTCTCGTGGGAGGCTCTTTTACCGTCAGTAAGATTCTCTCGTATTACTGTTTTAACACCAGTGTCTGACACCCAATACGCAGTTGTCCCACAAATAGAAATCCATGTTGCAAGTCCTGCAGAAGTGTAGAATCTGTAAAGACAAACAACAGGGTCATCGGTCATTATTGTATCGTTGAGATAAGACAAAGGTTCACGCTTATTCAAAGCACCTGGTTCATCTTCAAACCTACAGTTCTGAGCAAGCTTGACCCACTTGGTTTTTAAATCAAGGTCTTCTACCTTGGCGTTCATGCCAGGCATGGGTTTCAAATACCAATCTTTTAGTCCGGCTGATATAGACATTATATATTCCTATAGTTTTTCATCTGAGTGAAATCGTCTTCTCGTTCACGCTTCTTCTCTGTTTGATAATCTTTCAACTTCGTCATATATTTATTCCACTGGTCATTCGCCCTGTCACCCCATCCACGATCTTCAAGGCCAGTAGCAACAACATAATCAACGACTGCTATCTGTATTCCACTTGGAAGTTGAGGCTCTGCATCATCAGAAGAAAGGTCAGCATGTTTCTTTGAATAATAAATCTTTAAGTTAGCGCCATCATTCACATCATTTGCTGGTGGATATACGCCAAAGACGTCTTCTTCTCTATCCCAATAATAATGAGTTGGCTCTGCCGTAGCAGAATCTTTATTGTAGGTTGTTATACCTGACCCCGGATCAGTGTATGTGTATCCTACTAAACTCTGCCAAGTCGAATCAAGTATATCCAATTCTTCTCTTGTCGTAGGTATGAGACGTCTGTAATCTTCACTCTCACGCTTTAGATACACTTCATTTATAGCGTAGAATGTCGGTAAATAAGTTGATATTGCTACTTCATTTGACGCCTCAGCAACTATGTTTTCATCACAGCTTACAACAGATATTGCTGTACTGTTTGCTCTAAGGCATTTAATTCTCCAAGCAATATCACTACACCCTAAATTGATGTATAGATTTAATTCTGTATCTGTCCAGAAGGCAGAGGTAGTTTCCCCTAACCTCTTTCTAGAGATATCTCTAATTTCTTGTCTAGTCACATCTGCCTCCTTTAATTAACTTCCTGCCTCTATCTCAGTATATTTCATTCCCCAGCCAGCCTTAGAGCCTTCGGGTAAAGCTACATCCCTCTGCATAAAACAGGTAAATCCACACCGGCCACACTTTACTTGCTTCCTATCATCAAATACTCCGCGATCGGGGTTTCTTCCCATATAAACTGCTTCTGATTCGACCGGCATACTATTCTTCTCATAAAGAAATGTTCCACATTGAGGACACCCACCTGTAACGATAGGGTCTTTAATATATCTTACAATCCTTGGATTGTTAGTGCGCGCAGATGGAGTCACAAGCCCAAGTAAGAACGGTGCAGCTGTACCAACAACTGGCGTCACAACAGAAGGTGCCGGAGCATGGATTGTCAAAGTCATTGGGAACGTTGCCGGTCCATACTCAATATCTGGTGTTACAGGACCTCCGAAAGACAATGTAAGGTCAAACTCAGCAGGATGAATATGCCTTGGATTCGGTGTAGGAGCCTGTAACGTTAAAGCCAATGTCAAGGTCGTAGGGAATACGCTTATATGGCCCACAGGGGCCTGCTGTGTCAACGATAGAGCTTGAGTTGATGCCTGGGTACTGGATTTCAGTACAGGGGCATGTAGGCTCATTGAGATAGCAAAAGTGGCTGGGTTACTATGCTTAACAACCCAGACAGGAATATGATGCGTAAGCGTAATAGCCTGTACTGCTATGACAACTTTTGTATCTCCAGCAGCCGGTGCGCCACCGTACGAAGCGCTACCATATGGATATACACCATAACTCATAAATTAAGCCTCCAGAGTTCTATATGTGTTCCAACACCGAGACCACTGGCTGTATCACAAATTAGAGCTATTTTGCTAATATCACTCACAACATTATCCCAAGCCCAACCAAATAAATCAATCTCTGTAACAGTAGTCCCAGTAATAGTTCGTGCCTGTTCATTTATTAACGGACGTACTTCACCCGATTTAGCATATATTAAAGTTTCACTCATACAGACGTTACCTGAAGCATTGTTATAACCAATAACTTGTTCAGTCAGACTGCCTGTCCGACCTGCACCAACTGTTGCACTAAAAGCATACAGAACTTGACGCCCATAATTAGAACCAGTATCCTCATTATAGATAATACTATATTCAGAAGTGGCAGCACCGCCTACAAAATAAGCAACCAATTTATACAAGACATCTGTATCTCCCGTAAGTTCAGGTATGTTTACTTCAGTTGCAGGAAAAACTGTCGGCGCTAAGGTCGTTTGTTTCTCTGTTCCGTTACCGGCATTGTAAATGTCTTGGATAGCTTCTTGGCTTACAGCATTTTTATACCAGCGAACATCATCCAATTTACCTTGCCCATAATTACTTTCTCCACCGCTATTAAGCCCAACGGCAATTCTGCCTTCATCAATATTATTTACAGCCGAACACCACGCACTCATAGTACCAGAAGAAGAAGGATGCAAACTTTTAAAATCTCCATTGACATATATTTTAACCTGCGTACCGTCTTGAACTACAGCAATATGATACCAAGTATCAACAGAAGCTGTAAAAGAAGTATAGGCATTTACCACTGTACCACTTGCTTCTTGTATAAATAATAGAATACTACCACCTGAAAAGTAAATATTGAAGTTACTTCCTGCGTCTGTCACATCAGCAAGAACAAACATGTGATGAGAAGAAACAGCAGGATAATTCGCCCAACACATGAAAGTCCCTACGGTATCACTTGCGAGGTCTGTAGCAAGATTATTAACCGTAACATATCTTGAACTGGCAAAATCCATCGCACCCAAACTAACGTTATTATTATTCGTAACAGTATGCCCTGTATCTCCGTCGTCTGTTAAATTAGCATCAAGATGAAGTAACAAGTTTGTCGTACCGGTTGCTGTATGTTCTGAAGTAGGCACGGTTATCGTATCCGCAAGATTGCTCTCTGTTCCATCATCTGAATTGTAAATAGCCTGAACTTGAGCCAGTGTTAAGGCTTGCTTATAATAGCGAACATCATCTAATGCACCATCCCAGAATTGTTGTTCTGTGCTGCTTGAATAAAGATCAGCTAAGCGCATAGAATCCATGCCAGATATGTCATCGCACCATGCGCCCTGATCTGTGCTTGTAGTCCATGAGAGAGTTTCTAAAGAACCATTTTTATATATCTTAAGAAGTGTTCCATCCTGTACGATTGCCCAATGCGACCATACTCCTGCTACCAACTTATTTGTCGTGTCAACATTCATGTGCACTGTACCACCGGAAACATGATAAACATTAAGGTCTCCATCAGCTTGCTCATAAATACTCATGGAATTACCTGTATTGGCATCAGAGAATGAAATAATTGTAGCTGTGTTTCCATCAGTCTTAGCCCAGAAACAAAGAGTACCTGCAGAGTCACTTGCAATATCTGCAGCAACAAGATCACAATTAACTCTATGTGAGCTGGAAGATACAAAGTCAAATGCGCCTTCTATCTTACCAACAGCGTCTATATTGGTTGTATTCGTTGACGAGGTTCCATTGTTAGCATTTATAGTGTCGTCTATTACGGTTGTGCTGGCAGTGCTATCATTGCATTTATAATGAGTATAAGGCAACGGTTGAGGAGAAGCAGAAAAAGCATTGGATTCTTCTATTCTTACTTCATCCATAGCTCCATGTAAATAATTACCGCCAAGAAAAGTTCCAATATGTAAATCTGCAGTGAAAGTATCAGTACTGTCATCTTGGAGATAATTAACTTGTTCACCATCCAAATAAAATGCCCATTCATCTGCTACCTTTATGAGAGCAACATGATGCCAGTTATTATCAATTATTTCACCTCCACCTACCATTGCAAGAATCGTACTACCTCCACTTTTAGCTAAAAAATTAAGACCTACTCCATCATTATGATAGAAACGCCAAGCGTTACTAACATCTTCAGCTTGAGACATATAATAATCTGCCCCAGCATGGTCATCATGTTTAACCCAAAAATCAATAGTCCAATTATCTGAATCACTACCTATTAAATCCCAATCATCATGATTCGGTACACTAAGATAATTATTCACCCCATTAAAGAAAGCACCCTTATCAAACACAGCATTCTCAGCTTTACCGGCTGTCGCTAAGTTGACTGTATTCGTTGAAGATGTTCCATTATTCGCACCTGTGCCAGTATCAAGGACAGTGGTATTCGCTTCACTTTCATTCATTACATAATGAGCATACGGCGTTGAATGTGTATCTGTACTGAAGATCCTCTCCCATACACCTTGCATTTTATTCGGAGTGATCTCTCCGGTCTTCATAGCATCCTGGCAATGGACTTTCTTTAATAGAATAAAACGAGAGCCAATACCTATACCATTAGTTATTTGTGATGTCATCTCTATAGAGACTAAATTATCAGTAGTATTATCCCAAACAGAACCCCATTTATTTACATGCCCAACATACGAACCATATAACTCCAAAGCTCCGGTTGTAAGAAACGTACGCGGTTTCCCACTCTTGGCATATATATGCGATTGACCAAAAGTTGTATCACCACCATGCCCTAGATATCCAACCCACGTCCTATTAGCCGTATCTCTGAGAGCACCGCTTACTGCGCCAGCGCCATACATACGTTGATAACCATAATTACCTGCGGTAGTATCACCGTTAAAAGAAACGTAGAGCACTCCCTCAGCACGGCCTGTAGTATACCATACCAAATTGTATTCAATATCAGTATCGCCATCAAGATTACTAAATGTATAAGTCGTAACCGCTGAAGTTAATTCCCCAGAATCCTCAACGACTTTCCATTCACCATCTATAATTGCGTCTATGTTTCCAAGTTTCATTTAATAACTCTCCTGTATAAACTTACTTGAGTACCGACACCAGCTCCATTTGCTATACCTGCTCTGACTTTCATCGAATTGATAGCATCCGTTGTATTATTCCAAACTGCTCCGTGGAATACTCTGGCATCCACAGTCGTACCTGTTATATCCTGAGCTTGATTGATGAGAGCAGCCCTTCCTTTTCCAGACTTGGCATATAAAAGAGTTTCTGACGGAGAAAAATTACCAGAGTTTGCCCAACAAATTCTGAATCCACTATCTGAACTTCGTGACGCGTTTATAATCGCAGCTGCTGAATTTATATATTGCCATCCATAATTGGCGCCGCTATCATTATTAAATGTTAATCGCCAGAGACTTGCTGCTCCATTAGCAACATCAAAAACAACTAATTTATAAAGAATATCATCATCACCATCAAGCTCTGAGATAACAATATCCTGTACAGGGAAACCTATAGTCTGAAACGTAACGTTATTATTCGTAACAGTATGTCCGGTATTTCCTGAATCAACAGTATTTTCGTTAAGATGAAGTAAGAGTTTCGTATCAGAATCTGATGTATGCTGTGACGTAGGAACGGTGATAGTGTCCTTACCAGAAATAGCTGCTGTTGGTATTGTTATGGTGTCATCAGGAGTGCTATTAGGAGCCGCATTGAAGATATTACTTTTTGATATTCTTATTTGCTCCATGAAGCCGGCATAATAATTATCACTATTACCAGCGCGAGCTATCTGTAATCCACCAGTATGGTCATGTTGATAAGAGCTATTAACATGATTTATTTGTACTCCATCTTTATACACACCGTAATCGTCACCAACTTTGCATAAGGCAATATGATGCCAGTCTGTATCATGAATCTCTCCAGAAGTCCCGGTATCAATGCGATCAGTCCCACCTTCTTTCAAAAGAAACTGTAGACCACCTGTACTGTCTTGATGCTTTATCCACCAGTAATTATTTACGCTCTCGTATTGCTGAATATATGTCTGCGTAGTGGCATGTGCATCATGTTTTACCCAGAAATCAACTGTATAGTCTTCATATTGCGTAATATCCCAATCTGAACTGTCCGGAACTGTAAGATAATCACTGTTACCATCGAACCAAAACGATGTTGTTGAATTAAACTTGGTAGCAGTATTATCTAACTTAGCTGTATTAAAGAACGTTACCGTTGCAGATGCATTAAAACCATCATTGGTATAAGTCGTTTGTCCATTTGAACCTTCACCAATAAGAGCGAGTGGAGATGGTGATGGAGCAGAAGAAAAATCATTCGACTTCTGAATCCTTACTTCATCCATACCGCCATCAAAATACGCACCAGTTCCTGTTTCAGTTCCTATGCGGAGAGGAGCAGAAAAAGTATCTGTCAACGAACTTTGTGTGTAATTAACTTGAACACCATCTAAATAACAAGCATACTTATCTGCCACTTTACACATCGCAACATGATGCCAGTTACTATCTATGATTTCACCGCCATAACCTGTATCAAGAGTATGTGAACCACCAACAGCTTTTGAGAATTTTATTCCCTGACCATGAAGATGAAATAAACGCCACATTTCTAAAGAACTTTCTGCTTGATCCACATAATATTCTATACTCACATGGTCAGTATGCCTTACCCACAAATCAATAGTCCAGTTATCCGAATCAGAACCACATATGTCCCAATCTGCACTATTAGGAGCTGTCAAGTATGAACTTGAACCATTAAATATACCGTACTCTGATTTAAATCCGACAGGTACTACCTCAAGCATCTGATTTTCTGAACCATTACCAGAATTATAAAGAGCAGTCGCTTCTTCTACTGATAGAGCGTGTTTGTAATAACGAACATCATCTATCTTACCGTCAAAGAAATTAGCATTACCTGCACCGTTATAGTTCAAACAAGCAATTCTTCCATTGTCAACATTACCGCCAATATCAGCAAACCACTGTGTCTTATCCGTGGAGGTTGAAAAGGTTATCGCAGCCGATTCACCATTTATATAAACTTGCGGCGCACCGCCATCTTGAGTAATAACAAGATGTGTCCATGTGGATGTAGGAACAGAGTTAGCAGCAGTTGTAAAAGCCCACTGGGTTGTTCCACCTGACTTAATCCAGCATTGCATATAATCATTGGAATCAACAAAACGGAATATCAAATAATCATTATTATCGCTTGTATCACCAAAGGTAAGAACATCTCTTGAACCTGCAGCTGTGTCAGGGCTTAGCCATAATGAGAATGAACCAATCGTATCAGAACTTATATCAGATTCTAAAGCGTTAATATTAACGTATTCACTGGTTCCGTTGAAATCAAAAGCACCAAGGCTTGCATCATTATTCGTTATAACATGCCCGGTATCACCGTCATCTGTAACGTTTCCATCAAGATGAAGAAGAAGCTTTGAATAAGTATCTGATGTGTATGCTTGAGTAGGCGGAATAAAATCTTCTGTCCATCTTGCTATCCCTTTTGACACTCTCACCTCATCCATATCGCCATACGTAATACTGGCTGGTCCGGCTACCCTTCCACCTATTCCTAATGGTGCAGTTCCACCACTTAAAGTTCCGCCTTCATTAGTTTTAGAAAGATAGTTGGTCAATCTCTTCCCATTGATGTACATCCATACTTCACCAGAAGACCTTACGATAGCAATGTGATACCATTTGTTAATTACTGGTTCCCAAACCCCATAGATAGCCATTGCAGGAGCAGCAAGACTGGAATATAAAGACAAGAATCCAGGATTCTGATATATCGTCCATCCTCCTCCACTCCAGTGGTCTACCATTATCATTAAGCTCGCAGTATCATAAAACCGTACCCAATAATCAATCGTAAAGTCACCTGTGCCTAAATCCCAATCAGCATGGTCAGGAGCAGAGAGATATGAACTACTTCCATTAAACGTAGCCCCTGTTCCAAACTTATACTGAGCCTTACCAGCAGCAGACAAGTTAGAAGTATTGGTAGAAGACGTGCCGTTATTAGCACCCCATCCATAATCTCTGACAGTAGTGTTAGAAGCATCATCACACATTTTGTACTGAGCATACGGAGCCGCCATATTAATCCCTGACTCCCAGACTTTCTCCCAGAGGTTATAATGAACCTTACCTACAGCCTTCTTTTCTCCTAATTTCATAGCCATTAGATGTATGCATACTCCCATGTACCGGTTAACGTTCCGTACGATGTCAAGTCAACGAGAATTGTATTCGTCGCAAAGGTGATGTCGTCCGGGATAATCTGTTCCTCATTGTTATCAGAAATGCTGACTATCTTAAGAAAGTTGGTTAAGCCCAAGGTGTGCGTAATAGTAAGCACTCCGGCACTCAACGTAGCATTGGTAAACGTGCCAACGGTAGAGCCACCGGCAGCAGCAATGTCTGTCTCAATATCATCAATCATCTTCTTAGTGATACCGAGAAGCATCTTGTACGTAGCTCCGCCAGTGTTCTTGGTTGAAGCGCCAGAACTTTCTTGATTTCTTGTAACGGTGAGTGTATCGGTTGATACCGCTGTTACGCGGACAACCTCTACATTTGGATCATCTGCTGGGTCCGGATAGTTTGTAGAGTCCCACCATACCACGTTGTAATTGTCACCTGACGGGTTTGGCATCTCTGCGCCTTGTCCGGCTGAGAGAACTATCGAAGTCGCTGCAGCATCGTACCCAGTAGAAACTTCTACCTTAATGAAATTGGCAGTTTGGTCTAAAGCCATATCCCCCTCCTTTTAGCTAAGGGAGATAATCCCATTTGCATTCCATTCAATCGTGAATGTACCTGCGGTAACGGACTGAGCTCCCCCAAAATCAATTGAACATATTAAACTGCTTGTGTTTGTCGTATCGTATAAAACAGCGTGATAACAGGTAAATGTCGCTGTAGTCCACAAGGTATCATCTGCATCAAACGTAGCTGTGTTAGCAGCCATTGATACAGCTTGATTAGCCAACGTTTCACCACCGGCCACATATCCTGTACCGCTTATTTCATTACCGCTCACATCGCCCCAGACATTATCCGATGCCGTGAAAGCATGTGAGTTGTCCAGCAAAGCACAATCAATGGTATCGCCACCGTTTGCAATATCAACGGAACCGTCCATCAGATCTACTTTGAAATCATCATAGACTCCACTTGCCATTGTAACCCTCCTTAGTTGGTTTTAGACCCTAACGGGCTAACCGGTAATTTTACTTTTGTATTATACCCACCGGCTGCGTTCGGTTCTGTTTCTACATCAATCTCAATGTCAAGCGCCTTACCCTTGACGTGCATCTTTCCCTTCGATTTCCACTTCTGCTTCTTTTCTTTTTTATCTTTCTCTGTTGGTTTTACCATAACAACTCCTTAGTGATAATGAAAGAATCTCTTACGGAAATGTACAAACTGCCTAAGCAATCCTGTGAAAGCTTCCTCTTTATCAAGTCCTCTTATCTTCAGTCTTAAGACAATTTCATCAACCTCAAAGATAAGCTTCTCGGCAGCCTCAATGGCTCTAACTTGTTGCTTATCTTGTTGCCGATTGTACGCCTCTTGCCGAGTAGCCAGAAACGTCTTGTAGGCACTTAGCCCTTCTTTACATAACGCTATGATCTGCTCAGCAAGAGGTATAGCCATGCTATCTCCTATTTCTTTTGGAACAACGATGTAATATCAACAGACAGCACAGCAAATACGCTGTAGCTATTATTGTTGAAGTCATATTTGTTCTCGATATTGATTGCGTCTAAGAATCCAAGAAGCTTGTTTTGTTTCTCTTCATTCAGTTTCTTGAAATCATAAACTTTGATATCAAACCCGACACCATACGGATTGTCTTGCTCATCCACATAGCAACAGGAAACTTTGCTTCGCCTACCACAGCCTCTTGCTTCGGCATCTTTTGCACATCCAGCTACCACAACAAGAGCTAACAATAATCCAACAAGTAAAAACTTTTTCATTGATGTAATCTCCTACTTCTTTAGTTTATCCAATGCACTGCGCACAGCTCCTAAGCCTAACGCACCCAAGATGTACCAAACTGCTTCAGGTACAACGTAACCCAACGACATAGCACCAGCACCAACCGCAATAAGGATGGCTATGATATATGTCTTCTTACCTTGTAACAACAATCCAAGTTTTTCTAACATGTTATTTACCTCCCTTGTTTGAGCTCAATTGCTGCTCTTGCGAGCAACCTTATCCTTCTGTCCAACTCCGTGGCTGCATCTATTATGAAGTTTACCCGAACCCACAGGCAAACGTTGCTGAGAATTAGGAATGATACTACCAACCGGTCTAATTTAGTCACTCCTTGTCTCTTGCCCTTTACGAGTATCAACCATATCAATCTCAGTAATCAGGTGTTGTAGCAGGGCATCTGTCTTATAAGTACAGGCGGATATTTCATTTGCATACTTAGCGCATTGCTTCGTAGCTCTGAATATTCCATTTCTTAACTTCTTAAAATCCTCCGGGTTCCCTTTGCTTGGAGGCGTAAATAATGCCTCAGTCTTATCTCTAACCTCAATAATCTTGTTCCATTCAACGAAATACTTAGCAGATGTCATCTTAATCTTTGTCTGCAGTGAAGCAATTTGTGCAAGGATATGTCGATCTACGTCTATAAGTGCCATTACCCAGCCATCACGTGTTTAATAAAAGCTCCGGCAACCAATAACCCTACACCACTGAGTATTGTCCATAACCAAGCTATATTAGTCTTTAATCCATTTATTCGTTCACTCTCCCCTTTACACGGAAGCTCTTGTACTTTAGATAGGACAATGTGCATATCACCGGACATTGATTCCAAAGAACGAATATTCGCAGAGTGTTGTTCACCCCTCGTCGCTGTTTCAGATGCTACCTCAGTCTTAATATCTGAGACATCAGCTTGCAACTTAATCACCGCATCATAGATCAGTTTACTGTCGCCATTCATAGGTTTCTTCTTTGATTTACCCATTAGTCTATATTATGCGTTGGGTTGTTTATGTCATGCTCATATTCAATGTTTTTTTTTATTGAGTATCCATGCCACAACAACCGGGACTATGGCTATCAAGCACAACCACCAGTAATTAGGCTTTGTCTTCGTCGCTTCGATGATCGCTACTGTCTGTTCAACCGGTACATAGCCCATTATCGTTTCTTCCTTTTTTTCTTACTCCGATGTTTCTTGTTCTGTTTCTTCTTGATGCTTCGCAAAACAGAAAACTTTGTCATTCAGTAATTTCCTTCTCGCCTAAGAGATACCTCTGCGAACCTACTTCAATATATTGGATAACACTCCAGCCTTTTTTCCCGTAGTTATTATTATAAGCAGCTTCAATTTGATTTGGCGTTTGCCCAGTCACGTTAAGAAACTCAATCTTTTTCGTTACTTGACTTCCAGTTGATTTGTCTAATGTTCCCATTATGCCCCCTCTGTCTTTAGTACATCAATGGTTATATTTCCTGATGTAGGTGCTGTACCTGCCCATACTTCTATTGCCCAATAAGGTATAAAACTATCACAAGTCTGATACATATTAGTATCCGCAGGAATGCCCCACTCACCGCCTATCAGAAACTTATTACTCATATCCGAATGTCGTGAACCCCAGCATTGTGCTGTAAAACTCTGATTATGGCTGTTCTCAATAATCAACGTCTTAATCATAAAGTATTCATTGTCGGAAGTAGACGACATTACTTTAGATGTACTTCTGATTTCTTCTGCATCAAATACCAATGTTTCTATAACTTGTGCCATTATGCGTCCTCCAGATAACCATCAAGTCCAGCAGTCCACTTTTCAGGACTACTACCTGCAATTCTATAAGCAGTTACTACCACACCGGCTGCGATCGGTCCGTAAGGATTGCTGTCAGGATATTGTTTCTCAAAAGTAGTTGTTCCATCATTGTTAAAGGTCATCCAATAAAACTGTGTTGAGCCAACCCTAAAAGCAATAGTGTGCCCTTGAGCATCTGTTAGATGCGAAGCCCATAATCTTTGGATATACAAAACTTTGCCAGTAGGAACAGTGTAACTAATTTTAGTCCTATCATTGTCATACCCATCATCTTCATGAACAGGTGTTGCAACCCTTGCTGGTGCACTTATACTAATGGCTGTTATCTTAGCAGCTACATCAAGCCGTTCCTTAGCACCATCAGTCGTTGTCGTTACATCAGCATTGGTAACATCATTGTGAATGCTTACATTCTGGGTTAAGTCGTTAAGGTCTGCCATCTTTTAACAAGTCCTTTATCTCAATTAAACTATCATTGATTGAGTTTAGAAACTGCACAGTCAGGATAGGAGCATTGCCGTGATTAACCGGAATCTCCCTTCGCGTAGGTGCATCTGGTTTTACCTGAGGTTGACCTTTGACACTTCTTACGTTCTTGGGTTTATTCATCCGATTGTTAGACATTACTCCTATCCTTTCTGTTAAGGCTTATATATCTAAGCCGATTATTGTTGAATACAGATCAGTTGCTGCACCTTGTCTGTTCGTACGAATAACACGAACAGTTGGGGTTGTACCTGTAACTTCAATTGCAGGATCAAAGAACACTTGCTGTGTATCTCCTTGCCGATTATTAAGGAATACAACTGCTCTCGTTGCCAAGGAAGCTACTGGACCTGTTTGGATCTCAGCCTTAATGTTACCACTTCCTGATACGATAATGCTTTTAAGCAAAATAGTAGTGTTAGAAGCAGTGTAGTCATGATTGTCTGAAGCATCTGAAGCAACCGCTGATGCTGTGTCATAATCATGAAACTCACCTGAAATAACAGAACTGACCACATTAACGTTAATAGAACCATCTGTATTAACGGCTAACGTATCTGTTCCATCACCGATTCCGACGCTGTCAGACACATGAGTCAAGTCACGAATATCAAGATTTACCGCATCAACAGTAATGCTATTTCCACCGTCTGCGATATTTACATCATTGGTGATACCGGTTAAAGTCGTCACCGTACCAATATCCCATACACCAGACTGGGTTACTGCTACCGTGCCGCTAATTGCAACCGTACCATCAACCGTAATAGTGTTTCCACCATCTTGGATGTTAACTGCCGCTGCGCCGGCAGCGTTGTCAACGGTAACATCTGAACCATTTGCATCAACGGTCACCGTGTTTGTGATATCCGTTACTGCTGTGACCGTGGTCACTGTTCCGATGTCCCATGTTCCTGATTGTTCAGAAGAGGTAATCATTCTTCTGTCTAAGGTCATACGGGCTAAACCAATATCACCCTCATCTACTGAATCCGTCGCTGTTTCATCAGCTAAGAAACCCTGAGCGTTAACTTTGTCAGTACCTATCGTAAACGCGCTGTCATCAACATACGCTGTTTCTAAGGTAACCGACGCATTAACGTCCAGCTTATTACCTGTAACGGTAACCGCATTGCCGCCATTGTCTGCAAGCTGTGTAAATAATACATTACTCGCAGAGTTGGCGTCCCGGGTACGCGACACAAGACTTGCAAAAATGCCGTCTGCCATTTGAACCTCCTTGCGTTACTTGTCCGCCTGAACTGTCAAAGCCTTTGTGTCTTCAAGCTTTTTGATTTCCAGTTCAAGCATTTTGATAATTGCGGCAAGCTCTGTGAGTTTACCCTTCTGTAAATCTTCAATATCCTGTTTATGTCTTACGATACGGGATTTCTTTTCTTGGATCTGAACATCAATCCACATATCGTCTATTTCTTTTGTTGGGCTTACAAGCCAATTCTTAGGTGTACCAATGTCTGCCATCTTATCTCCTATGCTGGTGGTATGTATTTGAATCCATACAATGTTGATTCAAAGTCTAAAGTCTCCCCAGAGAAATAATGCGTAACCTTGACATCAACAACATCACCGTTATTCAAGGTGTAAGGATGCACAAAGTAGAATCTCCCGTTCCTTTGAGGTCCGGTTCTCATGGTGTCTTTCAATGTGCTGTTAATATAGAATCCCCACTTAGCATAATCTTCTCCTGAGAAACTTATTGTCGTTATCATGTTGGTACCATTAGCAACAAGAGTAAGAACTGTTGTTATAGTAGAGGACGGTACAGATGTCGCTTCGCCAGTGGCAACGGCAGTTACTGCCTCACCAAAGGTTTTGATATTACCTCCACCGATCTCAATATCACCTAAGATTTGGGCATTGGTATTAAGCTCTTTCCATCCTTGTACGATTCTGGTAACCATTATTTATGTCCATACGGTAATTCTCTTACCGTTATTCTTAATTCAATATCTAACGACACAGGACTTGGAGTCTCCGCGCCATCGTTAACATTCGTGAAACTAAAGTGCAGTTTCCCGTACATCGGTATTTCTAAACCATAAGCAGAGTTCATAGAGCCGGTGATATCATCCCATCCACCTATCTCCTGCCCGATATCATTATCAAGCTGTAAAGTCCAGTTGGTAGTTTCTACCGCAGGACTTATGAAGATTTGCCATAGCAAGCCACGCAAGGCCATGGTTGATACACCAGTACCACTACCCGACGTGACTGCTATGATGTGTTTCTCTCTATGGAAACTCATTCAGGATTTACCCTATAAAACTCTTCTTTATAGAAAGTTCCATCCTTCGGTTCTGCCTTTGGTTTTATCTCCCACTTATTGCATACAGCATCGGAGGAAATATTGCCATCAACAATGTCACAGCTATTTGAAGGATAGAAGTGCATACAGGTATTGCACATTTCATGCTGTCTATAATTGACATCTTGCTTGGATAATCCTGCACCAGCAACTAATCCTGTTGACATATTGCCTCCTATTTCAAATACAAATAAACCACTGTTCCAGCAGAAATCGTCGTAGCTGTTAAACTCGGACTCTTTATCCCACCAGGTACAGTAAGACCATCTGTTAATGCTTCAGCTGTCCCGATGCTCTGGTAGACCTTATTACCGTCAGCATCTGATAACAAAACCACATCAGCAGCACCACTGAAGACAACCTGTATTGCTTTTATTGTTATTGGATTAGCTGAAACAACTCCAGCAGCGTCCAGTACTATCGGATTCGTGGTAACTGAGTTAGCCATTTACCTATCCTTTCTCAATGATTCAATGCTTTTTTCCTCGCCTGGATTGATAGTTCGTTGAATCTGTCTGTATCTGTCTACGTATCCAGTTTTCTCGTTCCTATCAAGCCACTTAAGGTGTTTCTTAACAGCACCCGGACACTTGGCCGGATGATCTTGTTCATACTTGCTATTCAATCCTTCTTGAAACCTCTCTTCAAGTTGACGAGCCTCACGATGTAATGAATCCTGTTGCTTTCCTGTTAACTTGCCCGGTGTTCCATCCACAATCGCTTGAGAGATACGACCAATCTGACGTTGAATAGCAACGCGATCAACCTGCTCTCCCTTTGTCCCGGCTCCAAATCCATCATCTCTCAAAGAACTTTCTAACTCTTCTCTTTCCTGCTTTAATGCACCTAATTCGTTCGTACTTAATACTTCCTTCGGTTTTGCTTTTGCTCTTACCATCATGATCTCTTTCTCCTTGGTTAATTGCTGAGGGGTGGAGAGAGAAAGAGATTACCAAACCCTCTCCGACACCCCCCTTGGTTAATATATGTTACGTGGCGATAATACCATCCGCCCTTAAAGCAGCTAAGATTAAGTTAACCTTGGCTGTTAAATCTGCAAGAACTTGTCCCGCATCATTGTCATCACCAACAGTGTCCCCATCAGCAACAGTAGCTGCGCTACCGGCCGTAGGCTCATTAGCTGTCCATGTGATTACTTCATCTGGAATTGCAGCAGAGGTAGTCGCGCTACCTAAAGAAGCACCATCTGTATCAGGATTTGTTGGGATTGTTGCATTGATACGGAAGTTTCCGGAGTTATCAGCCCATAGATAATACCTAGTACCAGCCTGATTACACATCTCAAGCATTCCAGGCTGTACCCCAACGACAGTTCCGCCTGTTACGTTAGGATTAATAAGATTATCCGTTCCTACTGAATTATGGGTTGAGAAACCTCTTCGTGTAGAACTATGTGGCAACTTTGTCATTTTATTCTCCTCTGACTCATTGTTGAGCAGGGGGCTCTGCCCCTACAAAGGTTAGGTGAGGGAGTTGCTTGGCATCTCCCCCACGAATTAACTTCTAAGCAACGTTGTGGCCATATATCCAAGTCCAGTCGGAGAATCCGTAGCTGTAACGAGTATATACAGACCATTTGCTAATGTATGTGTCAAAGTCCTTATCCTTGTTAAATTCAACAGGGATACGATCAAACCATTTCAAGAACATTTTACACATTTTGCTGTCCGTCATGAACCAGTTGTTTGAATCAGTTAGATAATCCCAAACAATAACTCGGTATTTACCTTTGTTGAAGTTCGGGTTGTTATCTGCTGTGTCCATCTTACCGGTTGCATTAACGATCTCCCATGCTGTCTCCTCTAAAGCCGGAGGAACAATAAGAGTATCGCCACGAGCGATAAGCAAGTTATCAGTCTCGTCAGTCCAGCCTCTCATTAACAAACGTGTAGCCTCAACTGCTGTAGCAGACAAAGCTGTAGAACCAGCATTACTGTTTGTGGTGGCTGTGCCAACACGTGTGTGAGATGCATTACAAAGAGATAAGCCATCTCCACCAGCAAACACTGATGTATTAAACGCGCTATTGAAAACCGAAGAACCATGTTTTTCACGAGTACGCTTTGCGATCATCGCGAGCTGCATAGGTCTCTTGTTGATGACAGAATACAAATCGTCGTCAACGAGTTTTCTTTCAATCTTAATACCCTTTACCCACTCCTTGTGAGTATAGGAAATACGATACTGCATCTTGAAGTCATCATACGGAATGTTTCCGTCGAATTCCTCAAGGTCACCCATACCACCAATACCTAAATCGTATTCAGTGGCTTTATTGGATTTCTCTTTACCGAACAGGTTATCGATCTGACCTTCAGGAAGAGCATACTCATCCAAAAAGATTTTACGTAAACCTGGGTCTAATAGATATCCAAAATTCTCACTTGCTATTACGCCCATTTAAAACCTCCTTAATTATCCAGCTAACACGTGGTTGAATCTTACATAAGCGAATACTCTGGCCTTATCCTTGTAGGATGTGTTAGTGGTCATATATCGCTTTTGCTGGTTGTGGACAACAGGATCAAGAATTTCAGAGCCATAAGCTAAAGACTCAATACGATTCTCAAGAACGATGCCTGTGACAGCGTTTGTTCCTGCAACACCAACATCTTGTTCGCCAGCAGCTATTTTCAGAGCACCTGCGTTTAGCTCTATTGGATAGCTCATACCTGAACGTGAAGGATACAGAATAATACCAGATGTTGATGTGGTATCAGTAC